GATACTGGAATCTGGATCCCAGGGATTGTCTAGAGTGATGTAGCTGATGCCCGGGCGTAACACCCCGTATGCTCCAATAACTGTGGGCCAGGTAATCTGTGGGCTTTCAACTATGGGAAATACAAAAGGTGCCAAGCTGATACGATCTGGATTCACCGGTTGCGGAGGCTGTAATACTTGAAGTTGGCCGTCCAGCAACAACACTTGATAACTCCACGGCGTGACTTTGACTCGAGTACCTAGCAGCAAATCATTGTTGGTCAACGCATTAACAGCATCACCTTGTGCATCAAAGATACTGGCAATCACACGTTCCACCACACCCAACTTCTTGACTTTGGCCGGGCTACTGATCCAGATGGGCAAACTGAATGTCATGGTCATGATGTCAATGGGATTTTCAGTGCCCACTGGAATAGATCTTGAACTCCACTTTACACTGTCAAGATTGCACACAGTGAGACTGGTCCAGTCAATGTAGTTGTCTGTGGCCTGTATTTCCAAAGCAGGATTAAACAAGGTGGCAATTTGTTCGAACAACTGCATCTTTTGATTGGTGTTACTGGTCCATATATCCAAGTTTATAGTGAGCTGGTAAGGCACAGGCATGAGCCTTTCAATTTGAAATGCATTGCCTTGTGTGGTTTCGTAGCTTTCTGTGCCTGCATCCCATGTGCGTTGACGCACAAACATCTTGTTCACATGATACGGTTCTTGCATGCGCTCTCTATCATATGCCAAATCAGAGATATAAAATGTCATCAGCGGAGTGGCATTCAATGAGTTAGCAGAGTTTTGATTTAATATGGTCTGTGCTTGCCTACTGGCATCGCCATAGCGAATTGGCACACGGATCAAGTCAGAAGTTCCTTGTTCATTACGTCCATATTCGACTTCAAACAAGCTGAACATGCGTGTGAATTGCAGTAGGTAACGACGGATTTGTTCGTCGAAAAAAAACATTTGACTCATATTAACTGGATTTCTGGTAAGGTTGTGTTGGCGGATACGGATTAGGTGGTAAATTGCCACCTTGATCACCATTGGCTGCATCGGGTAACAATGCTTCACTCAAACTCTGACGGCTAGGTATGTTGCCAAGGTCTGTGGTATTCACAGTGTATGTATTGTTTACAAACGATGAGCGTAAAGTATCGTTGGTGGCACCTGGTGTGAGATTGGTTCGTACATTGCTTTCAATCTTGACCCAACCTGATCCATTGAAACGGAACAGTCGATTGGGGAAGTAATCCAGGCGTAATGCAAATTGCCCAGCAGTGGGATTGGGTGGAAAATTAACCCCGGCAGTGACTGGCAATCCATTGGGTGCTAGCCCATCTCCAGTCAAGTAACCTGCTGTGTAGCCATCACTTCTGGGCGAATTACCATCATTGGCCACTGTGCGGCTGGCATCACTGATGGTGTAGTCAGCAGTGTAGGTGGCAGACTCAGGATTAGCGGGTGTGCCGTCAGGGTTGGTTGCTACAATATAAAATTTCACAACATCAAATCCTGAGCGTGGTACTTCAGCTTCGGCCTGCACCAGGATGGCATCATTGATGGCCAAGTTCCGTGGGCGGGTACTTTGTCGATCTTCAATGGTTTGTGGATTGGTTTTCTCTGTCCAATATTCTGTATTGGTAATATCTGTTCCTGGTGGAACATTTTTGTTTGATGTATAATATTTGTCGCCATACAGCACTGTGACACCACCTGGATAAAAATTGCCCGGATCCCAAATGTTAATGGGTTCAAACGGTTGTTTGGTAATTTGATCAAATTCTTGTGCATTGACCATGGGTGTGGCCTTCACACGCCACAAGTGAGGCAACCAAGTTTGACTGAAACCTTCGCTGGCAAATGCAGCATCTTGAATCACATACCATTTGGGCAAAGCTCTGGGTATGGTAGAGTCCAGCGGATTGTAGTCACGTAAATTGGGCAGCTCTAGAACATCCCCGCTCATGAGTTTGCGACCCATGGTATCAATCATATCATTGTAGGAGAAAGTGATGAATAAAGTATCGTTGTTCAAGAACAGGCCAAACTGTGTGAGATCAAAATCAATGTCCTGTGTTTTGTAAACACCACGCATGACATAGATATCTGGATCGTAGGCACGATCACGATTTTCTAACAGCAACAGATCTTCGATAAACAGCGGGTTTGTTGAGTCGTATTTGGGTAAAGTAGCGTCATTGTTGCCGGTGTTATCGTTTGTGAGTGGACCGAGATATTTGTGTAGGTAGATGTCGACTCCTCCAACCTGATACATCTCGGAAATAGTTCGATCAAAAAATCGATAGTCGGCCGTCCTATTAGGCCTATACATGGAAAGTCTTGGCATAGTATACTATTTATCGAATAGAACGACAGTTGTCCCCGTGCCACCGATTATAGTTTGATGACCCTTTACCAGTTGAATTACAATGAGGACAACTCCACTCTTTTTGAGTAGGACTAAGTCCTTTTTCTATCAAATCACGAGCAAGGGTATTACCAAATAGATGATGGGTGCCGTTTTCTCGTCGTTGTTTATTGCTCCTGCGTTGGATGTCACCACCCAAAAAAGGATGGGTGCCTTTCTCTACCATTCGCCGAGCCGTATTGCTTTGAAATCCTTTTCTTAAAAACGGATGATCACCTCTTGCTATTCTAGCCTGTGAATGTTTACTTGCCAAAATTGATTTTTCTTCTGGAGATATTCCCATGCGTTTTGACATTATCAAACAAGCACCGTAATCACCTTGAGCATAATGAATATTATAATGCTCTTCTATAGTGACTAGTTTGAGATTGTTGATATCATTGTTTTTGTGATCGCCATCAATATGATGAATCTCATAACTACGCCCATCAGCATCTTTGGGGATTTTTCCAAAATGTTCTTTGTAAATCATTCGAGGATAAATTCTTTTTCGCATTGAATATTTATTACAATATGATTGATAACACATATTCCCAGGTTGACCAGAAATGCCAGATCGAGTACAATACACACATGAAAGTTATAAAACTAAATCGCAGATATCAAATTTTCAAAGAACACGGGTATCAAGCTGGATTGCGGTTCGATACCTATAACAACACAGCTCGTAGTATTGAGAAAACTTGTCGCGAACGGCTAGGACCTGGCCAGGCGCGCTCGACGAGCTGGCCAGAGGCCAGCCTCTGTGTGCTGGATTCAAATTGGACTGGCTATTTTGGCAAAAGAAACGTACACGGCCCAACCCCGTACTTTATCATGTTTCAAAAAGAATCAGACTTGAGTTTTGTACTACTTTGTACTGACTTGCCCAAAAATCACTAACCTGCTATAATTACAGTATGACAACCACCAAAGCAAAACCCATGGTCCTAGCTGCCAAAGCCAATGTTAAATCGTTGAATCCCCGTAGTCCAGACACCAAGTATGTGGGCAATGAACCTGAATGGCATGTGCAACCTGTGAGCAATCGCATCAGCAGACTGAGCTCGGCGTTTAGGTGGTACAATTATTTTTACGGCAAAAAAGATGCCAAGGACTTTATTGCGTATTACTTGGATGCACACAATCGCAGCAAAGATGCCAAGAAAATTCGTGCCTTGCCTGACAGCCAAATACACCTGACCACAGGTTGGTTGTGCCGCATGAGCACCATGGGTCTGGAACTGAGTGAGCTGGAGCAAGCCAAACTGACTGCATTTATTCAGGACGCATTGCTAGAAAAAGAGTCAGACAAACCTGTAGCAAGTGCAGAGCCCAAAGTGGCAGGCCCTTCTATCCAGGATCGACTGCAAGAAAAAGCAAGTGAAGCAGCTGGTGAACTTGAAGGCTTGTTTGATAACTTCATCGCAGCAGGTTCAAAGATGTCTGCACAGTTTCAGCCCATCACAATCATTCGTGGACACAATGTGGCACCACAGCTGATCAATCGAATTCAACAGGTCTGGAAACGCCATCTCACGGAACTAGAAGCTGTGGTAGCAGGTAAAGATGCACTGTTATTAGAAGGCTACAGACATTTTAACAAAAATCAGTTGAAACAACTGGTAAAGTTTGCTGAACAAGTGATTACTGATTGCAACAACTATGTGCAGATCAAGAAAGTCGAACGCAAGCCACGTGCCAAGAAAGCAGTGAG